ATCATGTAGCCCTTATTGTTTCGGGCTTCAATCAGGCACATTTCACCCAACCGTTGCATTCGCTCGATTTGCTCCTTCTTGACCATCGCCAAGAATGCGTCAAGTCGTTTTTGCACGTCGGCGCGGGTGAATTTGGGTTTTATAGCCATAACCGACAATGAAGTTGTGCGGGGTCGAAGTTCAGGCAAACGCCCTCGATGCGGATGCTTGAACACTCCCGGTCGTTTGCAACTACAACCTTTGCGCCTTTGGTCACTTCCGGGCAAGACTTCGGGCATTGAATCAGGGATGTGGCTTTGTGATATTCACCGCCCGCAACCTGAAATTCAGACCCGCGCCCGTCAGCTTCTTCACGGCACATCGAAATGAATTTGCGCGACACTTTCGCTTCCGTCCAATTACCTTTGCCGTCCTGAACCGACGGTTCGGCGACTTCGGCAAATAGATAATGCGGATATTGCTTCACCCTTGCCATATCACCAAAAATTTGAACGGTTGCGGATTTTCGGTTTCGCTTCCAACACGTTTTCTTTGCCAAGTTCACGGCAAATGGCGTTATACCACAATTTGACCGCTTCGATGTTCCACGAAATCGAATAACCGCCCTCGGAAACATTCTGCGTCATTGCCGCAAGGACAACCGAAAATCGGTTGTATGCCGCAAGGTCACATCCGGCGATGTCGGCGGGAGCGTCCGCGTCAATCCCGGCTTTAAGTAGAATCACGTCAATGTCATCTTCGGACACGTTCAGGTTGCCCAAACTCTTTGACAAATATTCCTTGTTGGTGATTGTTGCCATGTCGAAAATCTTGTGAAAACCGTCGGGGAATCATCCGGGGAATCATCCCCGACGGTCGATGTTAGTTTTTAGTCCACGATGTGGCGTTTGTCTGCATCAGCACGGAACGACCCGAAAGTTTCCATGCGGGGAATGCGTTTGCAATGCCCTCGGTAACTTCCTTGACGGGTGTTGCATCGTCGGAATACTTCTGCACAAGGGTGTGACCGTGCATGACCTTTTCGGCGACGCTGCCCGGACGCTTCTTTGCTTCGATGGGCTTCTTCCAAAAGGTTGTGCCAAGCACCTTGCTTTCGGAAAAAAGAATCACATCATCTTCAAAGGGGTTGCCCGTGATGCGTGAACCGTCGGCAAGTTCAATCGTGATGTCTTGGTCAATCACGATAATCTGCAAGCCTCGGAATGTTTCGGTCTTTTTGGCAAGATAAGCGTTCACCGACTGCAAGCTGGGTGCGTCGTTGGTGTCGGTCAGGTTCTGCACAAGGGTTGCGCAACGCTTGTAAACCTCCTCTTGCGATGCAAGTTTTTCAAAGGTTTCCACGTTCATAAACGCAAACTTGTACTTCGCGCCGTAGAGAGTGCGACCAAGTTTCAGGGCTTTGGGGAAATCCTTTGTTAAGGGCTTGCCCGAAGTGCCGGACGCATAAGAAGTCGCAACGCCGATTTTCTGCTCGGCGGGAATCAGGTAGTCGCAATCATATTCGGTCACGACCGTGGCATTGTTGGAATTGGTGATTTTCAGCTTGCCACCGCACGAAATTTGTTTGAGCGCAATCCATTCAAGACGCGCGGCGACACCATCCCAACAAAACTTGGTGTCCTCTGCCCAAAACTCGACAAGGGCGATAAGGTCGGCATTGCCGGATGCCATCGCAACCATGATGTCATATTCGGTGAGTTCATCTTCAAGTTTTTCACGCGAAATCGTGATTTTGGGAATATCGCCCTGAATACGCGCAATGGCATCACGGGTTTTCTTGGGGATGCTTGAACCCCTTGCCGTCAGGTCGGCGGCAATCTTTAAGCCCGTTTGCGCTTCAAGCACTTTCCACGTTAAAGAATTGGTTTCTTTAAGCGGAAACAATGTGGGGTAATAATACTCTTTCAGGTCATAGGTGCGGATTTCCGCTTCCATGTCCTTTTCGGTAAGCCCCACCATCAGTGTTTTCTGCATATTGTTGGTGCGTTAAAGGGTTAGAAATAAACGATTCCTTTCAGGGCTGTTTTGATTGCGTCGGTGACGGCGGGCGCGTTTGCTTCACGCACCGTGCCGATAAGCCACGCATCAGTCCAAAGGTTGTCGCCGTCGGGGTCAACGTCATAGTTCGACCCGGCGACGGTCAGGGGGGCGACTTTAAGGGTGGTGTTCGCTCCGGCGGATTCAAAGGCGACATCGCCGACTTTGATTGCCTTGCCAAGCGTCGTGGAAACGGTGATGGTGTCCTTTGCAGCATCGCTCTTGTCGATGCTTGCAATCACCTGACCATTCGCGCCCGCCGCTGAAAAGCGGTCGCCGACCTTAAAATGATGCCCTTTGGCGACTTCATAGGTTGTCGCGGCGTCATCGGCGGCGGTGACAATCTGCGCGGTCTTAACGACGTTGTAGATGCCATTCTCGCCCTTGCCAAGCGGCGTTCCCTCAAAAAGTGCCTTGCCGCCAAGTGATGCGGTTTCGACCGTGACACCGCCGGGAATGTCGGCGACACGGGCAACAACACACTTCACCACGCGGTTGTCCTTTTTGCGTTTTACCTGCATTGTCATGCTTAAAAGGATTTAGGGGTTTGACATTAGAGTTCTTTGCCCGCAAACTGATTGTTGGCGGGGTTCTTTGCCGCTACATAGTCGGCGACGGCTTGGGAAACGCCGGATTCTGCCTTATTGGAGAATAAGGGCGACCCGCCGGAACGACTCATGTTGGTATCGGCAAAGGCTTGATTTGCGGTGGCGATGTCGGCGGTCTTGTCGGTCAAGTATTCATCGAAAGAAGAATCATCGTCAAACTTCATTCGGGCAAAGTCTTTCAGGGTTTGAGCCTTGAAAGTTTCATCCTTGCAGTTTGCCAACGCTTCGTTCAGGCGTTGAAGCCTTGTTTTGTTGACGTTATCGGATTCCATGTTGGCGATTCGGTCGGCATAAGGCTGAACCGCTTTTGCGACGGCTGCTTCAACAATCGCCGCAATGTCAGCACCGCCCCCGCCGGGTTCGGTGACGGTCGCCGGGTTCTTTTCCTTGAAGTCGTACTTCTTGCGCAAGTTGGCTTCCGATGTTTTCACACCGTCGGACACTTCCTTGTCCACATCGGCGCGGTAGTTCTTAATAAATTCGCTGACTTGCGCATCGGTCAGTTTCTCGATAAGGGCTTCCGCGTCCTCTTTCGATGCACATTGTAACGCGATTGAGCGTGCCAACTGCATCAATCCATCTTTTCGCGCGCCTGAAAATTTCGCGGTCAGTAACGCAAGTAATTCTTGGATGTTCATTCGTTGTGATGTTATTGGTTTACAAATCACCGCAAATTTAGCGTGTTTTACAGTGATACACATACGAATATAAATCAAGTTATCCCGCACTTATTCACAATTTGCATTGCACAAGCATTAAAAATGGACTGCAAAAGCAAAAATTCCCCGAAAATGTTTGTTATTTCCAAAATAACAACTAACTTTGCAGTGTCTTACTATAAGACGCAATGTTTAACCGGGACAACCCCACAATCTTTCGCAACAATGAACAATGCCCGTCGCAAACAAATCGAAAAGTTGACCGCGCAAATCGAAGAAATCAAGGAAACCATCGAATCGCTCCGTGATGAAGAACAAGACGCATTCGACAACCTCCCCGAATCACTGCAAGGCGGTGAAAGGGGCGAAAAGATGGAATCGGCGATTGATGCCCTTGATTATGCCGCCGATGATTTGCAAGAATGCCTTGACCATCTTTCCGACGCAACCGAATAAGTCAACCGGGGCGGCGCAAGTCGCCCCAATAAAATAACCCCGTGTGTCTTATAGTGATACACATAAATTTCGCAACAATGGAATATTCACTTCGCATCTACAAAAACGAATACGGTGTTCGCCACCTGAACTTCATCCGCAAGAAGTTTGAAGTTACCGGTGAAACCGAAAAGACCCTTGAAGTTATCGGCAAGGAACAAGACCTTGAAATGCTGATGTCGGCAATGTTCTTGACCGATGAACAATTCAAAGCATTGTTCCCCGACTACCAAACCGAAAAGGAACGTCAGGAATGGACACGCAAGGAACTTGCCGACCTCAAAGACACCATAGCAAGAACCCTTTGCCGCATCATCAACGACGGCGACATGAACAACCCCTTGTTCGACAAGTTCCGTTCTTTCTACCTGAACGAATTGACAAAGTAAATATGAAGAAGAAAATTCATAAAATCGCGCCTTTGTCGCGGTTAACCGAAACGTATGTGATGAACGACAATGTTTGGAAAGTTGACTTTCCGGCATACCTGAAAGAAATCATGGATTGTTCACCCCACACCCCTTATAAGAAAACCTTTGCAATCGTGGGGCAACTTCTTCACATACTTGCACAACGGGCGATTGAAATAAACGACCCGGCACTAAATATCATCATGCTTCATTTGAGCCTTTACGATGGTTCGCACACCGATGAAGCCCAGGAACAAATTGCAGAACAACGCAAGATAATTGAAGAATATATAAATCAACGCAATAAGCAATGAATAAATCAAACATCGCAACAATCATCCTTTTGTGGCTGACCGTGCTTTTGGTCGCCCTGAAACTGACCGTTTGCCCCGGCTTGAATTGGGGATGGGTCTTTGCGCCGATATGGATTCCGTGCGCCGTCGGCATCATCGCGTTTTTCGCGGTCGTTACGTTCTTTTCAATCCTCAAACGCAAGAAGTGATGAAGCAAGTAAAAATCAAGACCACCACAACCACATCCGTTGACTTCGGCGGAATCCCGGTTGACCATGTGTTGGAGCATATCGCCCGAAAAGCACATGAAGCCCTTGAATCATTGTCGATATTCCGCAATGAATCAGGAATCGAAAATGACAATGTGGAACTTGCCGAATGTGCCTTGTGCAACATACTTGACACGCTCGGCGATTAAAGACAAGATGCAATGATAGCACTAACAATCCTGCAAATGGACGCTTTGAAGCGCATGGGCATCGACACGTCCGACGCAACAATGCGGTGGGGTCATGTCGCAACAACGATTGACAAAACCATTTTCACAATCATTCCGACCGTTGCCGTGTCGGATGAAGTGATGTCGCACACGTCGCCCGCTTATACGTTGGGCGACATCCTGAACAAGCTGCCGGGGTTTATCCCTGAACCAAACCCAATGCCGTTGACCCTGAAACACGGTTTGTCCGGCAAATGGTGTGCTTACTACGGGCAAGCATCGCCATGTTGTGTCGGCGATAGTCCGCTTGAAGCGGCTTTTGCGATGCTCTGCTTCGTCGCTCAGTATTACCCCACAACAATCAAGCAAATCAATAAATAACCCCTTTTCAAAATGGAATCGACAATCAAAACCCTTTCGGAACGATTCGACCTTTCGGTTGAGTTCCTGACCGAATTACACGACAAAATCGTGGACAAAGAAAACTTTACCCGTGCTGTCCGAATGTTCGTTGACGGGCTGATGCCTTACGACCTCGCAACCGGGAAAGAACCCATCAATGTTGCGGAATTGCGCCACAAGGTTGCCGCTGACATCGTGGCATTCCGCAAGGACAAGACGGCGAAAATCCGTGCCGCCCTTGAACAACAAAGACGCATCCAAGAATATTATTCCGGGTGCAAGTCTATAAGATACCCCAAGAAACCCAAAGGCGGCGTTTCTGACGTTGCTTTCATCAAGGATGGACACTTGGTTGCCCTTGCACATTTTGAGCCGTCAGCGGGCGGAATTTACGCCGCTGACAATGAAGTGATGCCGGGGTGGAATTGGCGACCCCATGAATATCTTGCCCGGCTGCGTAAGCTGAACAAAGCCTTTTACCGGGAAATCAAAAAAGCGGCGGTCAATTCGCCCCGTGAATGGTTCGACTTCAACGATAAAACTAAATGACAGTTGCTTGTTGTAAGGATATTTGCCCACACACGGGGCATAAGGCGCGGTGCATCGGTTGTCCTCGGACAAAGACGTGTAAAGACCGCGACCCGTCTTTGCCCCGTGTGTTCCCGAAACTTCCGGCACATATTCGTGTTTTTAAGGCGAATGATTGTAACTTTGTAATCATAAACAAAGGACAAATGAAGAATGAACAAGTCGTTCACGTCTGCTTGGGCGATGATAGACACTATTATTTTGGGTCAGTCGCCGCCATCTTCGACCGATTCACGCCTGATGAATTGGGGGTGTCGCTGACTACCTTGTGGAATTATGGGCTTGCGCCTGACCGACCTTATAAGAACAACCGTTGCGCCATATACCGGGGCAACATAGACCGAAAGAAGCAAACGAAATAATGCGTATTTCGCAAATAACAACTATTTTTGCGGAAACAAAATCTGTAAAGCATGAAAAAGTTTTTATTTGCGCTTTTGTTCTGCTGTTCGGTTGTTGGTCAATCATTCGCCCAACAAAAAGGGACATTGGATTTCTTGGAACATCGCCCCGGCATTTACCCGGTGATGCTCAATGATTCCGTAACCAAACATCTTAAAGTCTTAGAGTTGCTTGGCGACGTAAAGAATGGCGGCGGTTACGTTAGATTGGATGAAGATTATTGCGTGTTGGAAACCGCGAATCTTGAAGAAGTTCTTGCGACGTTCAAGAATTACAAAATCAACAACATCCTTTTTTACGTTTCCCCGACATTCAAAAACGAATGTCTGGAACAACTCAAAAAACTTTATGGCGAACCGAAAGTCAAAGGCAAACAATTTTGTTGGGAAAAAGGTGATATAATCTTGACCTACGAATTGAATCCAAGCGACGCGAAAAAGCCCGGTCAGGCAATCGGCTTGTTTATGCGTCGGCAAGACCTTTGATAAAGTCAATAATTTGGCTTTATATTATGATTTTTTTGTCCAACGTGTATTATAGTAATACATAAATCGCTGATTTTTAGAAATTTTTCTTGAAAAAGTTTGCATTTTCGGTTTTTGTCGCTACCTTTGGGGTGCTTTACATCATCATCAACACCCGGTTTTACCCCGAATTGACAGCCCTTGAAAACCGCATCCGCGAAATTCTCGCAATGTCAATAGCGGAAAACCTCGCGGACACCTACAGCGTTACAATCTAAAAAATCAAGGGGATTATTTGCCATAATAAATAATCCCCCTTAATTTTGCGTAGTATAAACGTAAAGAAGCATGGCAAAAGATGATAACACGTTCTTTACCGAATTGCAAAAACTTCTTGAAAAATACGATGCGCACATAATTGTTGAATGTAATGATGATGCGCACGAGCAAGAAGAATGTGAATGCTGTATGAGAATCGGTGGATATAACGGTTTTAATTCTTTTATGACCGGGAATTGCATTGACAAATACAACGCACTCAATTTCAAAACTCCGAAATGAACAATTTATGAAACCGAATCAAACCATCATCGACCTTGCTAAATCATACGGATTCGACAAGGCGGAATATTTAACCGAATGGAACGGTTATCAGGTATTCACACCAAAAACCGACGATGGGAATGCCCCAACGGTCGGTGAACCAATCTTGATTATGTATGACGGCAAAGACACAAGGGTTGCAACCCGTGAAGAATGGGGGTTAATCCTTGATGTCCTTGCCGACAAGAAGTAAATCACTTCTTCTTTTTCTTCGCCTTATTCCCTTTAAGGCATCCGGCATATAGCGGGTTGAAGCGTAAGTTATCAACCCGCAATATTTTTAATGTGCCGTGTTCAAACCGTTTGCCGTAGGTTGCAAAATCGGTGATTATCTGACCACATTGTGGGTCATATATGCGCAACGTGCCATCTTTCAAACGCTCGCAAGTGATAATATGACCACTTGACCCCGTTGCCCATGTCCATTTCAGGTGATAACGCCCGACCGCTTTTGTCGCTGTTTCAAGGTTTGCCACCATTGATTTTGCCATTGCGTCTTTATCTGATTGCCAAGCCCAAGAAACACTTGTTGAAGTCGGCGTTTTACCATCGGCATCAAGCCAAGCCAATTCGGTATGGCGCGAAAGGATTGCGGGAATTGAATTTGGCGTTTTCCCGATTGCCTGAACGTCAAAACCGCGTCGGCGCAATTCATGGGCAACCACGCAAGATTGGCAATTTATAGTATATTTCTTTTTATAAGCCGGATTCTTCCTGATATAGACCTTTTTCCCGTCGCGTGTCATTGAGTGGGTTGCTTCCTTTTGGTCGCATTCAAGCCATTGTTCGGCATAGTTTGGATTGCCGCGCAAATCATTGGATTCTTCAAAGGTCATGTCAACGCCTTTATCAATGCCCAAGACCGTTTCAATCTCCTTGTCGTTTTCGGACTTTGTGACTGTTCCGGCTTCCTCGGTGCGTTTTCGCCAATCATCCATTGATGTTTCGGTGTCTGCTGCCGACTTCTTCTTTTCTTCCTCTTGCTTCCGGCGCAACAATTCATCCTGAATTGCCCTTTTCAGGGATTCAAGATTGTTTTGATATGTTCCAAAATTGTTTTTCCAATTCTTCTTGTCAGCTTTTGCCGCAATAAGATTTTGGGTTACAATGGAAAATTCGGGCAATTTCATAATGTCAACGCCACCATCCTTTGCACTCTTGGTCACATCGGCAACATCATTGACATATTTTTGAAGCATTGAAACAAGCTGATTTGCCTTTGACGTAATGGTTGCAATCCTTTCATTGATTTTGCTGATTTCACGATTCGCAACGGCTTTATCAAGGGCGTTTAACTGAATATCAAGCCCCCATTCTTTGGCAATCTTGCGGGCTGCTTCAATAGATGGCATCAGTGTGTCAAGTTGTGCTTGCACGGGGTCAGGTGTCGGGGCTTCTTTCCCGGACTTATCAAATGGGTTGCGACCAAGTTTTGCGCTTACCTTTTCAATGAATTTTTCCATCATTGCTTTGGTGTGTTCCCCTAATTTATCACGAGATGCCCCGGTGAACATCGCAAAGGCTTCGGCAAAATATTCATCTTCACAAGTTGTTGCGTAATAACCCAAGACATCGTAAATTTCATTGAAAGGCTTGCCGTTTACCATTACGGACTTGCCCGCCTGCCCAAATGTTTTTATTACTTCGGATTTGAAGCTAAACTTCGACATCAAGCAATGCCCGATTTCGTGGTCAATAACCGCACGAACATAATCTTCTTTATCCTCATAAGCAAAAGAATAAAAAACGCCCCGTTTCTTCCATTTTTCAGCTCTTGCAATAGCGGTTTGATTGCGTAAAAATGGAATATTAACATTAAGTCCATTGTCATGTCCATCCCATGATGCTTCGGATTGTCGGTTGCTCGGTTTTCCTATCCGGCTGAACTTTGGCAATCCGAATTGCTGAATGCGTTGGTTAAGTTGATTGACAATATCATTCCACAAATCAAGGTCGCTTTTCTTTATTTCAAGGGTGCAATCTTCTGCAATATTGGCAAGAATATAATCCTTTAATTCTTGCGGTGTTGCTGCTTTGAATATGGGGATTGCCGGAACATCCGGCACATCAGGTTCAAGCGTCGGCAAAGCAATCTTCAATCCCTTTGACAAGTCGCCATCAACAAAGTTGTCTTTGATGAAATATGGGGTCGATGCCCAGCCCGCCGACGCTTCCATGTTTTCGGCGACCCATTCTTTGAACCCGTCCGGCACATCGGCAACAAGATTCTTTGCTTGCTTCTTCTTGTACTCCGTGCCGCGCAAAGCTGCTTTGAGGTCGCCCAATTCATTTTCATCAAAGGTTTCTTCATCCATAAGGATTGGCACGGCGTAACACATACATTGCGGATGCCACCCTTTGAACTTGAACGTCTTGGGATAGCGACCTTGCAAGCGGTCACACATCTTGCATTTGCAAAGGGGTTCATGGTTGCTTCGGTGAATCTCAAAGCCGACAACGAAATCAAGTTGTTGCCACCGCAAAAAGTCGCTTTCCCGGTAAGCCATATTGATTTCGGAACGTGTCAGGCGTTGGGCATTCTTCACGCTCGACCGATAGACACCTTGCCCCGGATGAAAAGCCCGTGCCGCTTTCGACAACACAAGGTTGCCCCGCTTGTCGCGCACACGGCGAAACAAGCGGTCAGGGTCGCGCAAATTCTTCTTGACATCGCGGGCAAGTTCTTGTGCGCTGCGCCCCTCGCCCAATCCGACATCAAGGGCGGTTTCTAATTGGTCACGGTATTGCCCGACATAACGCCACACACGTTGCGACAAGTCCATGCCGCCGACCTTGCGCCCCTGAAAGGTGCTTAAAGCGTCCAAATTGCGGTCTTGCATCTTCTTCAACCGCGCCTTTGACAACTTCGACGTGTCCATGATAGACGCAATGAACCCGTCGTTCTTGTCGCAAGCGAACAACCATTGATTCTTCGACCCTGATTCAATCGTGGTTTGAAGCTGCGTGGCAAGTTGCCCGACAATCTTTTTCAATTCGGCTTTTACTTCGGGGTAATCATCGAAAGAAAAGGGCTTGTCGGGGTCAATCTTGCGCCGGGCGGCTGATTGTGCCATCGCAAGGGTCGCACGGTCAAACAAGGCTTGCACCGCCGCCGCATATTGCTCCGTGGTGCGATAATGGTTCAAGTCGAATCCCTGAATCGAAAACCGGGTTGTTTTTTGACGCTTCTTTGCCATTAGTCGTTATCGGTTTCAAGATGTGTGATAAAGTCATTCAGGACATCGCGGATTCGCCGCATTTTGGCAATAAATTCTTCGCGGGTGTCATAAGACGCTTGATGGATATGCGCGGACACATGGCAATCCGACACGCGGATGAATGTTGACCGATACGGTTCATTGTCGTAATCATCCACCATGCCGTCGTAAGCAACGACACTTCCCGTCGATGGTGAATCCGGGTCGTTGAGCCAAACGCGCCGGATGAACTTCGTGTTTCGTTTCTCGCTCATCGTTTCAATGTGAAGTGTTCGCAATAATCGTGGTTCAGGAACTTGCACCACTTTTGAAACTTGCAGTTGCAAAGAATCGGTTTGCCATTCGCCCCGATGTTGTGCCAATTCTCGGAATGCGCACAATCCTTGCAAGTATATTCCGGGCGGTCGGATTTAGTCACTTTCTTTGCCATATCGCAATCGGATTGTTTCACCCATGACGGCGGAATCAAAGGTGGGTTTATCAACGTGAACGGTGCGCACGGCGGTTGAATCCGCGACATATAGAATCCACATTTCGGGGATTGTGCGGATGCGCGTTGTCTGCGTCACGGCATCGCGGGTGGTGCAATGTCGGACGGGAATGTGCTTCTTGCCGACCACATAGCCGGACACGGTGTTGCCGTCGCCGCATGATGCCACAATCAGCATCAGGGCAACGGCAAGAATTGATAAAAGCCTTTTCATTGTCGATTCGGTTTTTGGAAATGTTATGCGTCAATGATTGGTTCGCCGACCATGAACGAATTTTCGGCGGTGGTTTGCTCCTTGATTTTCTGCATGGTCGCCACGGGGTCGCCTGACAATCCCGCCTTTTCCACGGATTCTTCTTGCGAAATGACCGCCTTTCCGCCGTTGGCGGTAAGCCAATAATTCAAATCGTCGATTTCGCTTGTCAGGATGTAAGGCGTTATTTCGGGTTCAACGTCCATTTCATCGCAAGCATCGGCAAGTGCGGTGTTGAATTGCCCGATGTATGCAAGAAGCACGTTGGCGCGGCGTTGTAGGTAATCATCGAATATTTCGCGTTTGTCCTGAACTTTCAAGTGCGCGTCCATGAAAAGCAATTTCAGGGCAAGCCCGGAAATCGCGCCCAGCCCCTTGACCGAATCAAAGGAAATGTCGGGGGTCTGCGTGATGGTGTATATCAGGCGCAAAAGGGTTTCGATTTCCAACTTGACCGCTTCGGGTGCGTTTGCCCACGACACATATTGCATCGTTGCGCCCGGTTCACCCTCGATAACCGCGCCGGATTCGCCCTTTTTCGCCCATCCGTTGATTGTTCCCGTGACAAAGATTTTCGGGCTTGCGTGATAATCGTTTGTGTCGGCAAAGTTCGACAAAAGGGTTTCCAAACGGTCAATCAGTTTGTCCACGTCCTCGGTTTCAAACTTATCTTGATACCCGTAAACGATGGGGATTTTGCCGATGGCAACGGGCTTCGGGAAACCATCGACAAGCTGCGCCCCTATGCCGCCGCCGTTGGTGCGCCAAAGCCAATGTTCTTCATCGGTGAATGTTTCAAAGTAATCAGTCGAAACACCCTTGTTGTCCTTGTGGCTGTAAGCACGGGAAAACGCCACCATGTCGCCGGAATCATCGAAGTAAGGGTAAAGCGTATCACCAAAGGCGGGCGACAAGATGGTGCAACGCAACTTGAACTTGCTTTTGAATCCATATTTGCCGTGTTCCTTTGGTACGGGATACCAATATTCGGCGCACTCCTTGAAGCCGAAAATGGCACGTCCGATTTTGCGGTTCATTGAATTGCTCTTAACGTCTTTCAAGATGCGTTTCAGGGCAAAAAGAACCGCTTTTTCTTGGTCGTTTGCGGGTGTTGCGTTATACTCCACGGGGTTGCCGAAACAGAACGACACGGCGCGTTTGATAATCAGCTTTTGAATTGCCACGGCGATGCGGGCGACCTTTTCCGTGCGTGTGGCGACCGCTTCACCGTCGGCGGTGATGACTTTCTTTGCTGAATCGCTTTCGGCATCCACATCGACGCGCACTTGCTTGTCCTTGCGCTTGAAGGGGTCGTTGATGTCGTGCAACTTCGGGTCAAGTGCTTTTTTCGCTTGTTCGGCATCCGGGATGGGATGATTGCGCCCCGACTGCAAAGCACTGATTTGGTCGGTCGGGTTCTCCGATTGGATGATGTCTTTTAACTTCATTCGTTCACTTGTGTTTTATAGTGATACACATTAACGACCAAAAAGGGATGCAACCCCCGATTTGGCGCGTTTTCTTCTTTTCTCGATTGTTCCCGTCAATGCGTCCGGCGCATCGTCGTGTTCGTTTTGTCCGGCTTTCAAGTAACCGCAAATCGCCTTTGCAAATTCAGGGAAACGGCGTTTCCATCCAAAGGGCATGAATGTGAGGTTCTGCACCATCGCGGAATGCTCATAAATGCGGATGTCCTTGTTCTCGGTTTGGTGAAAGGCGATGAAGCGGGTTTTGGAGTTGCCCATCAGTCGGCATTGCTTTTCAACATTGTTCTTGAAAAGGCGACCGCCGTTGTTGGCTTCAATCACACATTCGACAACCCCGTGTTTGGTCAGCATCTTTGCAAGGGCGGGTTCGGTATATTCGACCGGGCGCGTGGTGTAAAGCACATCGACAACATAATTGCCGTGTTCGGTTTCATCATAGATGATGCCGCACAAGAAGTCCTTGCCCGTGTCCGCCACGTCAACATAAGCCTTGCGGATGCAATATTGTGTCGCCGGGCGAATCTCATATTCCACGAATCCGGCTTCATACATAAGACCCTCGCGGGGTTGCGGGTTCTGCTGATAGAGTGAATCGAACACTTGCGGATTGCGCTTGCGTGTGGCAAGCAACTTTTCACGCGAATGCCGTTCTTCCCAAAGTGCTTCACCCTCTTGTCGGGGGTCATATTCGGTCGGTGCGCCCTCTTTGATTGCCTGATAAATGACCACAACCCAACCGTCGGGATTCTCCACGGGGTCATAAACCCCTTGTTCCCTCAATAACTTGCCCGCCAAATCATCTTCATGCCAACGGGTAAAGACAATCAGTTGTTGGGAATCGTTGTGAAGTCGGGTTTCCGCCACGGTGTCATACCAATCGGACACGGATTCACGCACAATCGGCGACCATGCCGTTTTCGCGTCCTTGTAAATATCATCCATAATCAGGATGTCAACGGGTTCACCCGTCAATGCACCGCCGACACCAACGGTCTTGAAGCCCCCGCGATGCCCGACAATTTCGCATTCATCGGCATTGCGCAACCACGACCCGGCAATGGTCGTGACATTGGATGCGTTCAAGCACGTTTCGGGGAAAATAGCGTGATATTCCGGGGAATCAATGATGCGTTGAATCTCTCGGTTGAATTTGCGGGCTTTCGGCGCATTGTAGGACACAATCGCCAATCGGTGGTCAGGACACAAGCCCAAAAGGAACGACGGCAAACGGCGGGTTGAACCCTCGGACTTACCGTGCTGCGGGGGCATAAAGACCATAAGTTTCTTGATTTCCCCGTGTGCAAAGGATGTCAGCACCGAATAATAACGGCGGTGAAAGTCCGCCGGGCGAAAGGTCGGCATCGTGGCAAGGGTGAAACGCAACAAATCGGAACGGCTTTCACGCAAAAGTCGTTCTTGCATTGCCCTGATATATTGCACCATGTCCGACCGCTTATTCATCAGGAATCCAATTTTCGGTGTAAATCCTCAATCATCGCCGCCAATTCTTCATCGGTCTTTTTGGCGAATAGGTCTTGCCCGTCCTTGCCCGTCACCTCGGTTGACTGACGGTTGCGCCAATGCTCCGGGTCGCCGTTGGTAAGCGTGAAAATGATTGCGGCGGTGTCCGGCTGAATGTGCTTCTTGGTGGTCGTTTGCTCCTTGATGCGCGGCTTTTCTTTGCCGTCTTGGGTCTTTTGATTGCTCGGAACGGTCACAACCTTTGTTTCCGTCACGTCGTAACCCTGAATCTTTTTCCGCAATGACTTCTTGGCTTCAATGACCATTGATTGCATCAGTTCTTCGCGGGCTTCCTCGACGGCAAGGGCAAAATCTTCACGGGTGTTGACCCATTCGTGATAAGTTTGCGTTGAAATCCCGACTTGACGGCAAATTTCGGCAATGGTGTAAGTGTCCGACTTCAAAAGCCCGACAATCTTTGCAACCATCTTTTTGCTATACTTTGCCATTTTGATTCTTTTTTAGTTGAAAAAAGTAAGATTCATCAGGTTTTCACTCTTTCAACTCGCATTCAAAGCCACGGTCTTGCAGTTCCGAAAACAACATTGACAACTTGGTTACGTCCTTGCATTCGACAATCAGGCGGGTGGAAATTTCCTTTTTTTTGGGTTCTTCTTCCTCGCCCTCGGAATCATCATCAAGGGGAACACCCCAATCCGCCGGGTCAAAGTCAAAGGCGGCGGCAGCTTCCGCGATTGCTTCTTCATCCCATTCAAGGTTTGCTTTCGATGTCGCATTGTCGGCAAGGGCAAGTTCGCGTCCGGCTCTTGAATCCAAGTCAATGTCGGTGCGCTTCACGGCGACAAGGGTTTTGCCGTCGGTTTCCACGACAAGGACATCTTCAAAACCCAATTCCCCGGCTTTCTCGGTGGTCTTGTTTCCGGCGATGATTCGGTTGTTCTTGTCGATAAGGATTGAGCGACCCAACCCGAATTGACGCAAGGATTCATCCATCAGGTGGTCGCCATACTGCGTTCCCTTGTTGAAGTTGTGATTGTCACCCACAAGGTCGGTGATTCTCGCTTTCGATGTCTTTGCCATGTCACCACACGATTGAATGAAGCACTAATGCCGGAATCAGGGCGACAACCGCGCCGAATGAAGTAAACACAAAGTCCATAAGTTCGACCGTGCCGTGACCCTTTGAATCCCACCATTCCTTGATTGCCCCGGCGACACATCCGGCGAACAAGCCAAGAAGCGGCAAGAAAAAGCCGACAATAAGTGAAATGATGAACCCGCAAGCGAAATGAATGCGCTTGTCACGCTCTTTGGCGGCTTCTCTGACCTCTTTTGCGATGTCTTTGGTGTTATCCCATACATCTTCAAGCCAAAGGCGCACACGGGCGAAAAACGGGGGAATAACAAAGGGCGTTTCCCCGGTCAGGTAAACGGGCGGTTGCGAATATCCTGCGTTGACACCCAACCACACCTTGCCCGCGAACAAGATGCGGACACGTTCTTTGAAAGTCGGTCGCCAGCACGACACACATTGTTTGCCGTCACTCCAAACGGGTAAGGGCTTGCAATCCGCGTCGAACATATTTTCCGGCTTTTGCAGTACCTTTGTGGACTGCGGAAAGTCAATCGGTTTCATATCTGCGATTTTGATTGGTGAAAAATTATGTGCAAAAATAAAGCGTGTATCATTATGAAACACACTTTATCAAAAAAAGAAGTAAAAAAGTTATTCAACCCTTGCGGGGATTCAGGCGAATGGGAAAGTCGGCGAATGCCCACGCAAGCAAGGCGGCATCGCGCATTTCCTGATTGGTGCGGGTCTTATCGACCGGGCAAAACTGCGTCAATTCTTCGTGGGTAATCTTGCGGTCTTTGCCTGACCAACACTTGCGCAAGGGGATATGCTCGACCACGGGGATGCCGTGAACCTTGCACATTTCGACAATCAGCATCCCGACTTGATGATTGCGCCCCACGTCGTAACCCTTTGCGGCGGCACGGTTGCGGCGGTCAAATTTGTTGACGTGCCAATTCGCCTGAATCATCCAAGACGCTTCGACAACGACAACCATTGACACATCAAGATTCCGGGCGCGGTCGGCAAGGGCGGTCAAGTACGCTTGAAGTTGAAAGAAGTTCAACGCATCAAGGGTCGTGACTTTGCGTTCATCGCATTTCAAGACGGCGTAACCGCTTTTGTCAACGTCCGGGTCGATGCCCACGATGATGTCAACTTTCGGGCGCATCAGCACGGGGGATTATACCCGCCCGGCTGACCGCCGAATGGGTCGTTGTAGCCCGTCGGGGCGGTGTTCTCGGATTTCAGCCCGCAAAGCTGAATTTCGGTTGCCGACATATTTAAGCCGACACACCATTGCCCGTTCTTGTCCTGATACTGCTTGACCGATAGGTTGCCACGGACAAACACTTTCGCGCCCCTTTTGAGGTACTGCGTAAGGTTGCCCCCGTTGCCGTTCATCAGGACGGAAACCCATGTTGTGTA